CCGATTTACTTTGCAATTACGGTTAAGGCGAATAGCAACTGGAATGCTGATAGCGGTACTGATGATGTGCTGAACGCTTTACAGAATTATGTCAATAACCTGCATATGGGACGGCCAGTTTATATCAGTTCGGTCTATGGCGCTTTAGCTCAAGTTCCGGGAATCGATTCGTTTACGGTTCAGATGGGGCTTGATAAAACAAAATTAGCGGCAACTGACGTGACTTTAGGGATTACCCAAGCGCCAGTAGTTAATGCTGACGAGATTGAGGTGACGACAACCAATGGCTGATATCAAACATGATGATAATCTGATTGAAATGGACGACACGCCCACGATGCTGAGCAAGATGAGCCGCCTAACTAATCAAGAGTATGGCAGCAAGTTCTATGAGTTGATGGATGCTATTTTGTCTCGGTCTAAAGACTATGACGTTGCTTTAGAAAAAATGAATATTTTCCATTCGCTGGAGTATTTAACCGGTAAAGCGCTTGATTATTTTGGTGAACAGTTCGGCGTTTATCGGGCTGGAGCAACCGATGATTATTACAAGTTTAAAATTCGAGCAGCAATGGTAGCGGCGACGGCTGACGGAACGACAGATTCTATCATTAAAGCAGTTGCTTATATCTTAGATTGTCAGTATTCGGATGTTCGAATTATTCAACCGTGGCAAACTGGTGGTGAAGCGCGAACAATTACCATTACAGGATTACCATTTCAATACGCCAGTGATCCGGATGCCGTTCGGTTTCTGACAGAGCAACTGGCAAGGTCAGTGGAAGCGACAATTCGAATTAATGGAACTGAATTTAGTCAAATTGATGAACAAAGCCTATATGTTGGAAATGTGGCAGTGACTCAAAGCCGTTTTATTATACAGAATCGAGGGATTAACTAATGCCAGCAACTTGGGGTAAAAATACACTAACCAATCAAGCATTAACCATGATGAACCAAGCTTTAGGAATCAGCGCAATTACCTTTACTAAAGCAGTGACGATTACCGATGATATTACCGGTGATTCGGTTTCACAATTACAAGCATTAACTAGTGTTAACTATAAACAATCGCGAACACCTAAAGCCATTGCAACACAAGACAACAAGTCTCGGCTAGGAGTGACCATTGATAACAGTGATGTGAATGAAGACTATACTTACTATGGTGTCGGCCTCTATGCCAAACAAAATTCAACCAATCAAGAGGTGCTATTCAGTGTTATTCCATTAACTGCCGGAGCGACAATGATTGCTAAAGAAAATAATGCGACAACAGCTTCGATTTATCTGGATCTATATACTGACATCGTTCGTGGTACCCAAGTAACCATTATGGTTTCAAACAGTGGTACCCTGTCCCGTGAAGATGTTCAACAGATGATTTCTCAGTCGATAGGAAATGCGTTAAATTATCCAAATGAGACAGCTTCGATAGGTACTGATTTCAATGCCATTTTAGATATCAGCATTACCAGAATTATCAACGATACCACAGTGGTAAATGCTCCAAGTGGTTTTTCGGGAACTGGTTATTTGACCACGATTGGTAGTGGAGATAAGACGGTGCCAATCATGCAAACTTTAGATGACACAATTAACAACATTCGATCAACTCGCTATTTCAATTCTACAACCAATGTTTGGAGTGATTGGAATGCTTACGCCAAGACGGTTGACGTTAATCAGCAACTGGATAAAAAAGTTAACGTTTCAGATATGCGTAAGCCTGCTAGCGATGTCGCAGGAATTGAAGAAGTTAACGCTAAACAAGATAAAATTGGTTACACACCCGCCGATGATTCCAAAATTGTCCATACCTCTGACACCTCAAATTGGCAAAAGCAAGCACTATTTAATGCTGGTAGTTATAATATTGCTTCAACCATTGCAGCTAAATTAAAGTTTTATGATTTATTAACTCAAAAGTTCACTACTTCTGGAGTTTATTATATTCGGGATGACGATTTTATAATTGATTCAGTTGTTATTAGTGAAGGTGACGGTTGGTGGTACGCATATGGCATTAACATTGACGGTAACTTTTATCACCGAAAAATTACTACCCAAACTAACCCTGTGACTGATACTGGGTGGATTATTAATGCTGACGATTCCAAAGTCGCTCACTTATCAGGTGCTAACAACTTTGACACCACCCCAACGGTCAACAACAATCCACTATTACTCGCAAGCAGTTTACCGTCTGATCTAGCACGAACAGGTTCAGATCAAGAGTTTACGGGTAAAAATACTTTCGATACCGCGCCAATTGATAAAACAACTGGCAATCCCTACATCACTAAAGACGGTGTCCCAAGTGACGTTGCACGAACAGGACAGGCTCAAACATTTACAGCCGCACAGACATTTAGCATTGCGCCCACTATTACGGACGCCTCGAAAGATAAGGGGGATAATCAGGCCGCTACTATGGCCGATTTGAAAAGCGTTGAAGCAGACGCTTGGCATCCAGTAAGTGTTTCGATGGCTAATTTCACCATTGAAAATGCTTTTTACAAAAAAGACAATGCCAAAATGACGTATGAATTGTTTGTTATTGCGAAAGATGATGATGTTGGTAATTATGCAGGTCAAAAAGGTATCCTATTTCAAGATTCTAATATTCACAGCTTTGGTGACCTTAATCCTGACACTGTTTATGGTGAATTTGGGTTGACCTACGCATCTCTTGCCGGAATTACAGGAAAGGTCATTACTAAATGTTCAACATCGGGAAATAAAATTTACTACGAAAATTCTTATTCAGGATATGGGCCCATAACACAAGGAACTATAAAAATTTGTGGATATATTCATATTACTGGTACTTTTGAATAGAAAGAAGGATATTTTTATGACTTATTATGTAACACTTGATACTGATAAATAGGTATTCAACTTCAATAAAAATATGATATAATATTTTTGTGGATGACAGCGCCCCCCAAAGGCTGTCATCCATACTCAAAGAATATATTCCCCTCAGAATATATCTTTCCAAATTATATTCATATTCTTATTCATATGCCCCTATATGATGTTACATCTATCTCCCCAGATAGGTGCTTTTATTTGCAATGAATCATTGATAACTTGAATCTTAGTATAGAAATTAACGGGATTGACAAATGTTTTCTTTCTGCTAGTATAATACTGGGGTTATGTTAAGAAGCATTATTATGAGTACCCTCTCGTAATAAAGATATTCCCTGAACACCGTAACCCCATGGTGCTTACTAATTTAATTGGTAAGCATTTTTTATTTAATTGATTTTGAAAACCATGTGATATAAATGTGCTTAGATTTCAGTCTAAGTAGCTTTCTTCGTATCTCCATATATACTCCCAAATATATATGAATTGGCATCTATTTTGTAGATACTTTTTTTATTCAACATCATATCGTATAATTAACTTAGTCAGTTTTAAGGAAACTTATTTACTAACTAAACATTCATTCATATACAATAGTATGTTGCAGACGCCGGAAAACGTCTGCTTTTATTTTACCCAAAATTTAGGAAGTGATAAAAATGCTAAAAAGGATTGGAAAATATTATTCGCATTTATGTTTCGGCTTAGCTTCCTTAATGGCTGGCACGTATATCTTTTTTCATCTGAATTATTTGGATAGCCCAGAAGTTACACCACCACCACCTCCTGGCTTTGCGGAACATGTGGTTTTCGGTGCTGCCGATGATTGGTGGTTTGCCGGATTACTAGTGATTGGCGGGATTGTCCTGCTAAGCGGAGTATTACTTGATTCAATTACATTAAGGAATGCCGGCATGATTATTATTGCCCCATTGTTTGGTTATCTCGCCTTCGGATTTATGATCCGGGGCGTTTTTGATATTCGCTTTAATTTAACTTGGGTGTTTGCCAGCCTCGCAATTGCGCTGCTGATCGGCACTGCTATGCGAGGTGGTGGACGACGTAATGTTTAGCTGGATAACGCACAATTTAACGGTGTTCTTTGGCTCGGTTGTTACGCTGGCAGGCGTAATTGCCGGGCTTATTCATTCGAGTAAAGCCGATGCGAATAGTGCGACTAAGGAGCGCACGGATTTGGAGAAATTTATATTGAAAACAGTTAAAGATGATAATGAGGACTTACGGAAACGGTATGATGATCTGGCGGCCAAGTTTCATGAAATGGATGATGATTACGACCGCTTTAAAGATTATCATGACAAGATCGTGAAACAGCTTCAGGAACAGATCGATCTAAAAGAAGAAGAGAACAAAAATCTTCGTCAGAAAAACGCTGCTTTAAAAAAAGAAAACGCCGCTTATCGTGCACGATACGGCAAACTGGAGGAATAATCTATGGAAACTTTTAAACAGATCACAGACGCATTTAATTGGTTACAGAGTACAGGTATCTTGGCATCCCTTGCCGCTTTGCTTTATGCCATCTTTAAAGTTGCCGTCCCATACTTAAAGACTCATACTAAGAACAAGCAATTTCAAGTCATGGAAAACGTGGCTCTAACGATTGTCACTAAGTTTGCGACTTGGGTCGGTATGTCAAAATCCGATCGCCAAAAGGCTGCGGTTCAAGAATTGACTAACGCTGCTCAATCTGCCGGGTACAAATGGGTAACACCTGAAATCGCAAGCGCCATTATTGAAGCAGCTTATCAGCAACTCAAAAAATTAGGTTATGACAACCACGAGCCTGCTACTTCACCTGAACCAACAGAGCCGGCCGAAAAATCGGCCACCCCAGTACAAACACCGACAAGCTCTGCTTCAGCAGTCGCACAAGTATCCGCACCAAAGCCTGAAAGTGTAGCAGAACCCGCTTCTGCAACACCTAAAATCGTAGAAAAGAGTGATGCAAATGCCTAAACTCGGAATTGATGTATCGAGCTATCAAGGTAGTTCGGTATCTTACTTTCAGAATTTTAAAAAGCTGGGTGCTGATTTTGCAGTTGTGAAACTAACCGAGGGCACCAACTATTTGAACCCTAAAGCAAATGCACAAGTCATCAACTCGCTTAAGGTATTTGGGGCGGTCAGTGTTTATCACTTCTTTCAAGGTTATGGCACAGCTGAAGCAAAATACTTTTTAGCATGGGTTAAGAAGTATGGACTAGACAAATCGACCGTGCTAGTGATCGATGTTGAAGCGCCTGGGCTGCCATACAATTCAACACCACAAGTTAACGTTTTTTTGAAATATTTAATTGATCACGGCTATAAAAATGTCGTAACTTATGGTTCAGCTAGTTGGTTTAATGGCACGGCTGGTACGCATGTCATTCATCGACCACAATTGATCGACAAGCATATCTGGGTGGCATCTTATGGGGCTTCTCAGCCTGGTGTAGCCAACGCCAATGCCTGGCAGTTTAGCGATAACTGGCACGGTGTCGATGCATCATATGACTTTGATGGCTCACTATCCGGTAGTAAAACTAGTGAGAAACCATCTTACTATGTGACCCCTGGTCTCTACCAGGTTCGTATGAAGTGGCTGCCAATGTACAACTCAATGGACTTCAAGAAAGTTAACAAACGTTCCGATAGATACGGTACTGGCTCACGTTTCTGGGCCACACCGGTAAAGCACGGTAAAATTACTCGCCTGTATATCAACGGCCAGGGTTACGTTTCATCTAACAAGTGGTACGTCAAGTTCCTTAAGAAGTCGAAGCCTAAAACTAAATAGTGTTTCCACATTAAAACAAAAGGTGTATTTCTGTTTACACAATGTGAAAACGTTGATATATCAAGCTCATCTCGATTGATTCGGGGTGGGCTTTTTTATTTTGCTTAATTTTAAATTATTTGTGTAAATACTATTGACACATTGTGTAGATAGTATATAATAAGTATTGAAAGTTAAGGAAAAGGAGATTTTAAAAATGAAAAAAGTTGAATTTAGTAAGGTTTATGTTGATGATGATAATGCTAAGACAGTTGATGTTACGTTAGACGGTGACACTTATGGGAAGTTCAAATTTGGTGATGAAGAATTCGGCACACAAAAAGGTGTTTGGATTTTATGGCCTGATGACATCGATGATGCAGTAACCTATTCCGATGATCTACAAGAATCTGAAGATACGTTACAAGATGAACTTGAAAATGCTGACGAGGATTAAGGGGGCACTCATTATG